TTGGACGTATGGAACGATTTCGTCGTTTAGCAACTCAGCTTTGACGTTCTCGATGGTTGTTGCACCGTCTAAATACTCCTTGATTACTTCTGTCCATCCGTCAATCGGAGTGAAAGTAAGTAGCAACTTTGAATTTCTAGTCGCAAGTCGAAATCGAAGCGTGTCAATCAGCTCATTTCCCAACAAGTATTCATCAAGCCATACTCCAATATTGTGCCATTTAGGGTCTTTGCTGCCAAGTTCAGCACCTTCTAGAATTGTTGGATTATTCTGATACTGTGAGTACGTCTTGAAGATAATCTGCGAACCATTGGGAAAGATCAACGAATTGTCAGTAAATCCGTTCTTCTTGGTATACGAGATGTATGCATTTGCTGATGTTTGCTTTGTACGCAACTCATTTGGAATCCAGTTCCATACTGCACTTTGTTGCTGGCGTATGCTAACCTCTGACGTTTGTGAGAAGCAGAATATTTCAGACTTAGGATTTTCGATTGCGGCTTTGACTACGCAGTACGAACCCCAGGCAGTTTTTCCACTGCGATTACCGCCAAGTGCCAGAACCTCAGAGACTTGTGACAATTGCTCTTCTGCCTTTTCCCAATGCGGCAATCTGAATCCATATCTGTACGGATCTCTTTCGGCGTTATCAATGGCTTCGTGATAAACCTTATGGATGTCCATAAGTTCATCTGGTTCCATTGCACAAATCTCGTCGTCTGACGGAGGTTGCAATATTGCATGATTACGCCATTGCATTATTCAATAACTTCAACTTCAATTGCTTGTTCCTTGATTTTATTGGCAATGCGAGACTTTGCTTCAGCAATCATTTTGGCAGCATCGTCAATGCTTGCACCCTTACGATGTTCCACGATTGTGCTTGCCATGCCAGAGAGTTGCCCAGCTTTGTCTGTCATAATGCCGATAGTCAACGCAAGACGGTCTGGCGAGATCATCTTTAATTGCTCTGGATCGTTGGATAATTGTTCTGCTTTCTCGAACAATAGATCAGTGTACTCAGCCGCAGCAATAGCGTAGCGTTTAGAGAACTCTTTACGCTTTGACTCAAGCGTGTCATTATGCCGCCATTCTAGCGACCTTACTAGCTCATGCGATACTTTACACTTCTTAGCAATCACGCTGATACGTCCACCCTGTGCAAGCATCCATAGAATCTGTGCAGCTACATTAGGATTGTAATGCTCGATTGAGTTGCGCGGGAATAGCTTCGCACGTTCTTTAACCTCAAGAAAGAACTCCTTAATTGCCTGTTTACTGTCAATCTCAAGAAGTTCATTATCACTCATATTGTTTTTACTTATTGCTTAAAGAACTACTTATAGCTGACGATATGCTTCTGGCAAGTGCAGGATTGTTATATTTTTTACTAGCTTGACCAAAAGTTTCAGATTTCAATTTTGGCAATACAATACCAACCAAGTCATAAACAGGATGCTCGCGACCACGAATCGAGATTGTTGCAACTTCATTACCAATTTGCATTTCACCAACAGCAGTTGGTCTAAGTCTTGGTTCACTTCTTTTTTCAGAATATCGAGTCAAATGGACTCCATTTTCAAAGTTTGCTTTAAGAGCATAAACGTGTTTTCCTTTGCCTTCAATTGAAACAATAGTAGATGTGCTTGGTGGATTTTCAGATGTCCACTTCCATCCAGCACTTTGTTTGAAAAGGTTTGTTTTAAATTTTGATCCTTTAAGGTTGGGTTTTGCTTCTCCATCAACAAAAAGAGATGGTTTTCCAGTCGATACATTTATTGATCCTGTTCCATATCCTTTTCCTGTTAAATCAACACCTGTTTCCGCATCAAAAAATTTTCCACCACGCTCATATGATTCTATATTAAATTTCTTAAAGAAGTTTGGAGGTTCAACATATTTCCCCCGTCGTTGCGCATCTTTTTTTGATCCAGTAAATCTTTCAGGAACTACGGCAATCTTCGGCATATACTGCTTGGTAGATTGATCTAGGATAAGTTCTCCATTACGGTTGAACCTGGGAGACTGCGGCAACAAGTTATCACGGATTGCGTAGTAAGAATTAGCACCAAATGGGATGCTTACATTACTGTTTGTTTGGATTGCACTTTGTAAGCGATCAAAAGCAAATGTTCTAAATATGCCAGATTCCAAGTCTGGAGACACTTTGCCAATCAATGGATTTATTGTAAGTTGCTTCTTTGTTTGTAATCCAAGAACTGAGTTAATAAAGTTTTTACGCCGCTCCCAATTTTTAAGATCTTTGCTTTTATAGTAAGCATTCGTAGACTGACCTTTGTTTTGTATCGCAACTGATTCTTGGATGTCATCAAGAATTTGCTGTCTATTCAAGTTAAGTTTTTTTGCAATAGGATTCTTAACTGCACGTTGCACGTTCTTCTCCAACTGCTTTAGATCCATGGCCTCTAAATACAACCTTCCATTACGAGAAACCCATCCAGTTGGCACAACAAGACCTTCTGCCAATCCTTCAACTTGAACTGATCTTCCTTGTTCAATTGGCTTGTTTACCGTATTTACGGCAAACTTGTTTTCACTATTGATTTGCTCTTGAAGCATTGTAGCCATTCCAAATGTGCCATTATCAATAACGCCACGCTCTTCAAGATCTTTAAAGTGATCAATACTAAGTTGCCCTCGTCCATTGCCACTTGAGTCAACTACCATTACATTTTCTGGCAACTTTTCTCCTGCATCAACAATCCTCTTATTGGTTGTGTTGATTGTTTCCTTTGCTTCGTAGTGGCTAGGATTAGTAGATTTTACATCTGGAACCCTGTTGTTGACTTGTTTCAATGGTTTACCAGCAGTATCCTTGTAGGCCTGTCTAAGCATCTCCTTGACCTGTGGCAGTTCTCTCATGCCGTCTGCAAGCAGGCCTGTACCCATCACCATACGTCCACCCGCATCCGTTGCTCCACCAAACTTAAAGTGTAGGTTTTTAACAATCGGTGCAGAGGCAAACAAGTTTTTGAAGCTATTTTCAATATTCCGTCTTAATGTGGTCTTTCTTGATTGTTGGAATAACTTACCGCTTGATACGTCTTCAACCAATGCCCTAACGCCATTATCGGTATAGAACTCAATAGCTAGTTCTTCAAGACCTGCTGGAGCAATGTCATTATCCCTTCTAAGATTATTGTATTCGTCGCCCCATGCTTTGAACTCTGGATCTAGTGTTCCATCTACGTTCCTTACAAGACCACTTTGTGTTTCATCCCCAAGCATTCTTGAGACAATCATGTCATTGTTATTGTGCCTGAATTGGATCATGTGTCCAACTTCATGTGCCGCAACTGCTTCCAAAAATCCAGCTCGATCATTTAAATTTACAACTGCTTTTCTTGATGCTGGGTCAAAAAAGTTATTTCCGCTATTTTTAAATTCCCATTCAAAGAACCCTGGGTATGCTGCATCAAGAGACGAAACAAATGTCCTCATTCCGCGATCTTTGATACCATCGTATATTGCAAGATTTTCTGGGGTAAGTTTATTGCGGTAATTGACCATTTCGTCGATGTTGGTCTGACTAAAGTCTTTTCTGCCTCCAACAAGTCTGCCCAGACCGCCAAATACTAATGCATCTCTACCAGCAAGTGCTAGAGTCTCCTCATCAATACCTTTGCTATTAATGGCATTGTAAGCAAGCGTTGCTGGTGCTGCTATAGCTGTTCCAACTGTCGCTCTAGCAAATCCTCTTGCAAGCGGTGAGGAATAGTCACCAAGAGTTGCTAATGCACCACCCAGTCCCCCAACCCTTTCGTTAGTAGCAACCCGTCTAAAAAATGGAGTTGAACTGGTACGCTCAACCATTTCTTCGCTCATAACTGAGGCGAATTTAGCTATTCCTTTAAGCACCTTAGGTGCAACTGCAATTCCAATTCTTGCTCCAAAATATGGCATAGCAACTTGTGAATATGGAACAGAAAGAATAGCTTTTCCTAACCAAGGTATCTTATTAAATCCAACTTTTCTTTCTATTACTTTTATAAAACTATTAAGACTTGCAGCTTTATTGCCAATAGAATCCAATGCACTTGCAGCATTGCCAATAGTTGCTGCACCTGCACCGCGAACAACGTCTTGAACAGTTCTTGCACTATCTAATCCTATCTCAACCTTGTTTGCAAATGTTGAGGCATTAGCAATACCTTCATTAATAGTTGTAAGTCTTGAACTTAATTCGCTTGTGCTTGCAGTAACTCCATCAAGACGAGTAGTTAGTTCGGTTGCTTTCTCAGTTGCTCCAATTTTCAAAGCATCATCAAGTTGTCCTTGGATAACCGCAGATTCTTTTTGCAAACCAGAAGCAACACTAGATAATTTAGCTTGTTCTTTGATTAGCAGTTGTCCTCTATTCACCGCTTCCATACCTTGTGCTATCTTGGTCGCGTTTCTTGCAGCATTGGCATATTTAATTAAGCCCATAGCTGTTCCAACACCTTCACCAATAACAATAGCTATTGGATCTCCCGCAACAGTTCCTACAGAACCATAATTGTTTAATGCTTTCTGAAATTCTTCTGTGCCTTTTTCACCATACTGAGCATCGTATTGTTTTTTTGTTTCAAAAACAGCGTTACTAACCTGTTCGCCAAGTCCAATTGTTGAAGCAAACTCTGCTGCATTAATACCAGCATAGGTTCGCTTAAACATTTCTGTTTTATAGGATGCTTGCTCCTTACCTGCTTTTGCTTCTTCTGGGGAGTATAGTCCTAGTGCTTCGCCAACATTCGCTCCTAAGTTTTGGAGTATTTCAGCACCTTTTACGATACCAGTTGCAGATCCACCTACAAACTTACTTGCAGCTTCCGCATTTGCTGTTGTTACTTCTTCTTTAGATTTACCGCTACCGCTTGTCATTAAGCTAGTTGCGGTTTCTAGCATAGATGCACCTTTAGGTATTTTTACTTTTGCTACATCTCCTGCGTTTGGTAACGTACCTCGAAAAATTGTATCAGCACCAGCGGCCAATCCCTTAATTCCATTCCAAAGATCAGCAAACATACCATTTTCTGATATCATGCTTTCTTTATTTAGCCCTGCTTCTTCACGAATTGAGTGCAACTTAGCTTCTTGAGCAAATTGACTAGCATCCATGTTTTTTCCAACAAAATTCGTAGTATCATATATTTTATCTCCAGATGTAAAGGCGATACCTTTTTCCGTAAGTTCCCCATCCTTGAAAAGACCACGATCTTCCAATAGTAAGTAATCTTTACCAAGTTGTGTTGCTTCACCCTTAGCATCCAGAATGCCGCGAGCTTTCATTCCTTCCTCAGTTGTGAATGGTTGCAACTTAAATGGTGCAGCAGTTATTCTTGGATCATTTAGATCAAGATTCTGCCAATTTGGGGGGAGATAGTTGTTTTTTGTTAATTCAATATTCTTTGCTTCTCCAGCAAAGTATTCATTTAACGCGCCAACTTCAAGTTTACTAACTTCTGGATCAACTTTTTCAGTCATATCAATATCCTAATTTCATTCTTAATTGTTCAGTAGAATTCAATGGATTCTTTATTTTACCATCACTAGTTTTGTTTATTCCGGCCATTGCTTCACTAATCATTTTATCAGAAGTTCCCTTGGGAATGCGGCCTAGTTCTTCTGCTCGCTTAATTGAAGTAGAGAAATAATTCCTAAGTCTATTTAACTCTTCTGCTGCTTTTGTTTCAGAAATTCCACCCTCCGAAATTTGTGTTGCTGCTGATCTAGCAACAGAAAATTCAGCATCAGACATTGAGCCTAATCCTTGGAATTTTCTCATTGAATCAGTGGTAGCTAGTGCAACTATTGCTTTTCTTGATACATCAGCATCAAATCCAGCAGTCCCAGGCACATGCTTTAATCCAATACCTACTCCAAAAACATCAGAGAAACCAGGTGAAGAAGTTAATTCATTTACTGTTTTAATTGCATACGCAGCATCTGATGCAGCTCTTAAAGATGCCTCATTAGCTTTTTCCGCATCAGCAGTTGGTATTGCAGCTTTATCCAATACAGTATAACCAGTAGGTTCTCCGTTTACAAATTTAGCTTCGTAAGTATTTTCTGGTTTAAGTCCAAGAGCTTTGGCTTCTTCGCCAGTTACAATTTTAACTGCTTCTTGAGGCTTATTTGGTGTGAAGCCGACAGAGGATTCAACAGGGGTCAGGAATAAAGCAGATTCCATTCTTCTGCGATTAACAAGTCCTGGAAGATCTTCCCCTCCAGCTTTTGTATATTCTTGCATTTTTGCAACCAATTCGTTAGGCTTATCACCAAATCTTTCAATTAGACCTACTCCTTGACCTGTATTAAAATCAAACGAGGCAAGAGCGTTAAATTGGTTTTCATTCAAACTGACTCCTTTAAGTTCAGCAGCATCCTTAATTCTTTTAGCATGTACTGAAAGTTCAGTATTCAATCTTTCAGTTGCCTGTGATTCAGTTAGAACTTCACCTTCTTTACCCCTTGTTCCATATCCAACACTTGTTTGTTTATAATCACTATAAGCGTTTGGATTAAAACCTTCAAAACTTTTTACAATATCTACAAGACCACCACTTATTCTGGGTTTTTCCCAAGACTGAGTATCAGCATTCCATACCATATCTTGTTCTCCACCTTGAACACCAAATTTTTGAGTAGTTGGAGCTTTTCTTGATTCAGCTCGCATTGCGGCTTTTTGATCAGCAATAAGTTGATTCATTTGCAATGTAGCTTGTTGATCCAACCTGTTTTGTTCTGTATCAAACTTTCTTCCTTCCATTCCAAAATTCAAAACATTGCTAATGGAATTTGACGCTTCTTTAGCGTAAGCTGCTGCTTCAATAGGAGAGATATTAGGATCGTTTATCTTTTGTAGATACGGAGACAAACTTGATTCAATATCAATACCAAGGCTTTTGCCCATTTTGATGGCACTCTCAATACCCGTGACACTTGCTTTGATACTAGCATCAAGTTTTTTACGGTTTTGCTTTTCTTCTCCATATCTCTCAATTCCTCCAGCAATAGTCTGCCCTAGCCCTGCAATTGCGTTAGCGTTGGTGTTCGCTGCGTTTACAAACCCAGAGTAGTCCTGTCTAAACAGGCTGGGGTCAATTGATGATCCTAGTAGTGCCATGATATGAAATTCTTTCTATCTATCTTATTATACAACTTTAGCCCGTGGTGGTGAAAGCAAACCAACAAGTGAGTTACCAGCAAGTGACGCACCACCCGTAAATGCAGCACCGCCAATTTGTCCAATAGCACTCATAATGCCAGCGTTTTGCTGCGCTTGCATCTGTGCGTTTGCCTGTTGTGCCGCTAGTTGGTTGCTACGTTCAGTTGCACCAAGGTTGAGTGCCTGTCCTGCGTCGAATAGCCCAGGTGTGCCGCGACCGATTTGTTGCAAGCCTACTCCTAAGTTTTGCTGACCTGCTTGGTAGCTTAGTGGTGTTGACCCTAGTAGTTGTAAGCCAGGTTGTGAGTAAAACTGCTGACCCATGTTGTAAGCACCGAGGTTGGCGTTCTGCGCCTCACCGCGAAGGTTGCCCATCGTGCCTTGTTGTGCTTGGAACTGATTGAAGGCATTTAGACCTGCTGTAGCTGCCTCTCCTCGCCGTGTTGCTTGTGCGCCCTCACGGTTTAGTATCTCTTGGGCTATACCTAGGTTGCCACCGATACGTCCTGCTGCCTGTGCGCCTGCACGGGCTTGTTGATCGGCGTTACGCATCTGCTCTGGGGATAAATACCCACGGCGAGCGAATGCCTCGTTGCCTAGCGTGTTGGCTTGGTTGACGTATCCTTGGCTTTGACCTTGGTATAGCCCAGCCAGACCCTGCGCCTGTAGTGCTTGCTCCTGAGATTGCTGTACCCGTGCTGCTGCTTCTGGCGACATTGCTTGCAGTAGACCCCGTGCCTGACCTGCTTGACCAGTCATCTGACCGAGTTCCGCGGATCGAGCGTCACCTAGTTGCCGTGCAGCCTCTTGCGTAGCACCCTGCATCTGACCATAGTAACCTTGCTGCCCATTTACACCTTGCGTAAACGCTGAAATGTCACCCAGATTCAGTCCTTGGAACTGTGGACGGTACTGACCCTCAAACGCCATTGTGCTGGGCATCGATTGCTGGTATGCACCAAGCAACTTATTGATATCAGCACCGTAATTAGCCTTGGGAGCTTTGATTTTTTTAACTTTACCCATGATCGTCTTATTTGAGTTTTTTGTAGAATTTTAGAATGTCGTAGACCCTGACATGGGGAGATTGTTTGAAGTCTCGTTGAAATGATATGTAATCGAAATCGGGGACGAACTTTGCGAGTGCGTTCCGCATATTTCCCGTGCAGATGGTGACAAACAACGTGTTGGAATCATGGTGTTCCCGTGCTTCTTCGGGGTTGTTTGAGTCAGAGTAGTAGCACAACGCGAAAGAATGGTTGTCGCAAATAACCACACCGTGGCAAAGATGCCATGTGATAAGTTCTTGCAAGTCGAGCTTGTTTCTTTCATATAGTTCTATTGTACCTGCTAGGTGCTTGTTCACTTTTTTATTGAAACACTACAAAATTAACATTTGCTGAATTGTATGCTCCACTATTACTACTACTACCATATGATGTTGAAATTTCAAATTCTGTACTACTAATGATACTTACTGAACAATTTGTAGTAAAAACCACACCTTGATAGTAAGTTGCATTTGCAACAACGCAATAACTGCTGTTTTGCATTGCTGTTGTCATAATAACTCTATATGCACCAGTTGCAATTCTTGTGATTGACGTGATGTTACCAGCATTAATTGGAGTTATCGGTGATGTTGCAGTTCCATCAAACGAACCATATGCCCTAGCGCCAAAAATCGGAGCTGATCCAGATTGAGAACCGCTAAGTTTTGCTGCCGTGACATTTGAATTCAGAATCTTTGCGGTAGTAACATTAGCATCAAGAATTTTTGCGGTAGTAACATTATTATCTAAAATCTTTGCAGTGATAACAGAATTATCAGCTAGCTCAAGTTGAGTAATCCCGCTTGTATTTACTCTTAATTGTCCAGATGAATTGATTGCAAGTGTTGTATTACTAAAAGCACTACTCGTAAACGTAGTCTGGTCGATCACGTTATTGAGCTTCGCACTTGTGACAACGTCCGTGGCAGTAAATGTGTATGTAGTGTCTAGTACTCCCATATTATTATTTTTGTGAAATGATTTGTCTGTTGGTTACGGAACCCGCGACCATGATTGAGTGAACCTTTGGACTGCCTTGAGTCCTGTTAAGTAGTAACGTGCCAGTAAACCCGCGTACACCACCAATACGGCAACGGATAGTCGCAGTCTCAGCCTCGTTAGTGGTACTAGGCGTAAGCATGCCACCGAGGAAGGTAGAAGTAGTACCAATAGTGGACGCAAAGTCTGGGTCTTCGGCGGAAAACGAGATGCCATACTCGCCAGTCTCGCCAGCAAGGTTCTGCATTTGGATTTGCGTGTCGGTAAAGCGTTTCCGCTCTAGAGAATTAAAGTTGTAGCCTCTAGATGTCAACGATGCGGCAATCTGCGGTGTAACGATAGTATTATCAAGGTTGGACACGCTTAATCTGTCTTGGATCGACTCGGCAAACTCCATCTGGTGCAGACCACCGTTGCTTGTGACCGTGTATAGGTTATTTCGTACCCCGCCAGACGCTGTTATGTAGTCTGTGATGATAAACTGGTTATTGCCGTAGGTATCAATAGACTCCCACCCCTTATTTAGGAAGTTATAAACCAGTACTGCGTTATTACCAATGGCATCGTTAGCACCAGCAACGCTATCAAGCGGTACGGCAAGGAAATATCGGTTGTCAAAGTACACCGCTACGGCCTTATCCGCCTTGTCTGGGTTAATCCTGTCGATATACGGCTGGATATTCTTGGAAAGCGGTTGATCCATGCCCCGCAGGTTGTAGTCATTAAGGAACTCAAGACCATACACCCCATTGTCAGACAGGAAATACATGGTGTTACCACGCATCAATACTGTCTTACGGGCTAGGCATCCAACTTCACCAGTAAGTTCGCGTACAACCGTGTCTGTGAGGTTGCCAGACGTGTTGCTGATTGAGTGGATGCTGTTACGGTTCAGCACAATCATCGTGTCATCGAAG